TTCTTCATCATTTTTCTGGAAAATTTTGAATAGATTCACTAATCAATTTCTAGTTCAGATACGAACTGTCCAGTAGCTGAAGTGCCAGCTCCACCAGCAACTATAGTCAACGCACCTTGCGAAGTCACAGTTCCAGCCAAGTTTCCTGCGGTCCCAGAAGCAGTAGATAATTGGTTACTTAATGCACTAACAGAACCAACTGAAGGTGCAGATGTTACCAAAGCGTCTCCTTGAGTGAACGCAGTTGAGAAGCTGAATGCCTCACCTGGGTCGTCTTGGGTAGCAGTAATAGTACCAGGTCCGTAGATACCATTGGCAATAGTACCACCTGTTATGGTATTAGCTGTCGTACCATCAGTTGTGTCAACGTTAGATCCAGATATGCTGTATGAGTTACCTACTCTCTGCATTTGTGTTGCAGCAGCGTTAACTTGTAGTTGAACACTGGTTGTAAATCTAGATGTTAGATCTGCACGAGCAGAAGGTGCTAACCCCAAGAGCATAATAATTGGTAGTAATCTTTTCATGCTTTTAGACATTTTTACCTAGAACTATATAGGTTCGCTTAATACTACATTCCATGTTCGGCATGTACACTTCCAGAAATCTTAAGTATATGGTTAAATAGTAGTGTCGCCGAAAGGGACAACACACTAAACCTAGCTTTAAAAGGAGGTTCACCATGACAGGTTTATCAAAATATCGTGTTGATGATCTACCACAACTGATGGAAAAGATCGCACGTAACAGTATTGGTCTCGACAATTACTTCGATCAGTTCTGGAATTCACAAGTACCTACATCAAACTATCCACCATTCAACCTGGTTCAGTTAAATAATCATGAGTCAAGATTGGAGATAGCACTTGCAGGGTTCAAGAAAGATGAAGTTAAAGTCTATACGGAGTTTGGAAAATTATTTGTCGAAGGCATCAAGGAAGATAAAGAAGCAGATGGAGAGTTTGTCCACAAAGGGCTCGCCCAAAGGTCATTCAAACGGTCTTGGACGCTCTCTGATGATACGGAAGTACGACAGGTCAGCTTTGAAGATGGACTCCTATTGGTTTCCTTAGGAAAGGTTGTTCCTGAGCATCATAACCGTAAAAATTACTTAGGAGGTGCATCATGAAACTCACTACTCCATTCAGCATCATTAAGAATGCTATTAGCGACATTAAAAGGGTTCCTAAAGAATCCTTTTGGGACAAAGAATGTCGATTACATCCCACCAACACACACTGCTTAGTTTATTGCTCATAACATATATAATGAGACACCTAAAATTTTAGGTTATGAAAACAACAGGTGAAGTAGCAAGTCATCCACTATGGATGCTACCAATGATGCTATTGATCTGCTTCGGTGGTATAGAAACCATTCATACTATGGCACATCTTCATCAAAATATAGATGTGCATGGTGTATGTAAGCAGAACAAAGAATTCATTGAGAGTCGGATGGAGGATGATTACTAACCTATATAATACACAACAGAAGAGACCTACGGGTCTCTTTTTCTTTGGAGAATATAATGAATGTTTATTTGAATTTAAAACCGAGCAACCATGATGGTGACTCTGACCTCTTGACAGTTGACGTACCTTCGAGTTATACTGAAGAACTTCTACGATATGTCCGACCTATTGCAGAGGAAAAGAATGTTCCTGAGGCAAGAATACTGAAGGACATTATTAAAGAATCAGTTAATGAAATCAACAGGAGATCCTATGAGCGTAAGAATCGTAAGAATGCGAAACGGTGAGGATGTAATTGCTGATCTCTATGAGGTTACAACTAAGGAAGAACCTGAGAAACCCATAGCATTTCAATTACGAAACCCTTATAATGTTTATGTAATGGAGCAAGAACTTGAAGAGGATGACATCCAAAAGGTTAGTGATCCTGAAATAAGTTTTAGACCTTGGGCACCTCTATCATCAAAAGATACTATCATGTTGAAACTTGATGAGGTAGTGACAGCATATGAGACATATGAGGAAATTATTAAAAAATACAACGAACTAGTAGGAGCAACTAATGGAAGAGGAGACAGTACAGACACCGCAGGAAGCACCCCTGGAACCGATGGAGGACTTGATGCTCCAGGAGCAGATCAAGATAATCCTGTTGAAGCAACGACCTGAGTATCTGATTGGAGCAGTCACAGAACTTGATGAGGAACCTAGTATTCTTATGGAAGGATGCTATGAGGTCACTGATGATGGATTGGTGGAATTTCCAAAGTATAGTTCCCAACGTGACATGTTCTTGACATCTGACGTTGTTTTGAGTATACTGGATCCAAGTCCCGAAGTAGCTAAGCTCTACAAAGATATTAAATGAGTCAGTTCTATACGAACATCCAGTTAGCAGGGGACACTATCCTGTATAGAGGGTATGAGGATGGTAAACCTGTCCAGTTTCGTGGACAGTTTTCACCTACGTTATATGTTCCATCTAATAAGGAAGAGGAATTTCATACATTAGATGGTAGACCTGTAAAACCTATAGAGTTCATGACGGCAAGGAGTGCCAGAGAATTCATTAAACAGTATGATGGTGTAGAAGGGTTTGAGGTCTTTGGTTATGAGCGTTTTGTATATCAATATATAAGACGTGAGTTTCCTGGTGAGGTTGATTATAATATAAATCAAATGAAGATCTATGCATTGGACATTGAGGTTCAATGTGATAATGGATTCCCTTCTGTAGAAGAAGCAGCAGAAGAGATGCTATCTATTACCGTTAAGGATCTTATAACTAAAAAGTTTTTTGTTTGGGCAGTAAGAGAATTTGATGTACCTGATGGTATAGAAGCAAATATCTTTTGGAATGAGAAGGAGATGCTTTCTCATTTCTTGGAGTGGTGGACATTAAATACACCCGATATATTGACAGGTTGGAATGTTAACCTGTATGACGTACCTTATATTGCTCGTCGTGTAAACAGAGTTCTTGGTGACAAGTGGATGAGATCACTATCACCTTGGAACCGTGCTAATGAGAGGGAGGTATATGTCCAAGGACGTAAAAATTATGCTTATGATATTAGTGGGATCAACATTCTTGACTATCTTGATCTTTATCGTAAGTTTACTTATAGTAACCAGGAGTCATATAGACTCGATCATATCGCCTTTGTTGAATTAGGACAGCGTAAGTTAGATCACAGTGAGTATGAGAACTTTAAAGACTTCTATACAAGAGATTGGCAGAAGTTTATTGAGTACAACATCCAAGACGTTGAGTTGATTGATAGACTGGAAGACAAGATGAAGTTGCTTGAATTAGCAATCACTATGTCTTATGATGCCAAGGCAAACTTTGAAGATGTGTATAGTCAGGTACGTATGTGGGATACGATGATCTATAACTATCTTACAGATAGAAAGGTCGTTGTACCAGCTAAAAAAGGAGCAAAGAAAGATGAGAAATATGCAGGTGCTTATGTCAAAGAACCTATACCAGGCAAATACGATTGGGTTGTCAGTTTTGACCTTAACAGTCTGTATCCTCATCTCATCATGCAGTACAACATCAGCCCCGAAACCTTACTTGGAACCAGACATCCTAGTGCCACCGTTGATGGACTGCTCGGTAGAACAGTTAGAATCGATGGAGATTATGCAGTGTGTGCCAATGGAGCACAATACCGCAAGGACATAAGGGGATTCCTACCTGAAATGATGGAGAAGATTTACAATGAGCGTACGATATATAAGAAAAAAATGCTCGCTGCCAAGCGGGACTATGAAGTTCACCCAAGTGCCAAACTACAAAGAGATATTAGTAAATTCAATAACAT